AGAACCGCCAGCATGGCGGCGGCGGCGTCGTCGCGCTGGGCGCGGATGCTGGCCAGCTCCGCTTCGCGGCTCGCTAACAGACGCTCCAGCTCCACCGCGCGGTCGCGCGCGGTCTCTACTCCGGCGGCCGCGGCTAAAAGATCGTCGGCGACTTCCGGTTCGTTCTCCGCGCGGTATTCGCGCTCCATCGCATACAGTTTGTTAAGATCGGTCATTTCGTTCTCCGTAGTTAGGCCGGGCACCATGCCCGGCGTTGCGCGGCTTGCCCGCCGCGGATGCGATCATATGCGATATTATCTAACATTGCAAAAAGTAAGCCGCCGCCCCCAACATCAGGGGCGGCGGCGGTAGGTTTCAGGGCCGGGGCGGGCGGGCCGCGGCGGCGGGTTTAACTGTTATTGCCCCGCGGCCGGATCAACTGTGGGTGTAGCCATCGGTCTCGATCCCTAGCCAGATGCCCGCCCAGCGCACCATAACGCAATCACAACCCGGCTGCACAGTCGCGCGGAATTGCCGGTAGGTCTGGCCCTGATGATCACGGGTCCAGACGCGGTGAAGCGCCGCCCGCTGCGCTCTGTTGAGGCGGACCATCAGTTACCCTCCGCTATCAACTGATCCAGAAGGGCGTAACAGTCCTGAACGGCGTCGCGGGCGTCATCCATGCGGCCCGCCATCCTCATCAAAAGAAAAAATTCGAGCTTAAACTTCGCGCGGGTCGCGAGGGTGCCCGGTACGGTCCCGCCAGTTTTGCCAAGGGCGATTGATTGCTCGTCCATTAGTCGAACCTCGCGATCCGGTAAGGGCCGTCCAGCCCAACACGCACGGCGACGATACCGCAATCGTAAACGTAACAGAAAACGCGGCCCTCAAACCCAAAACGGGCGAGCGGGTGCAGGTCGGCGTCGTCGTCATGGTTGCTGATCAGAACGCCTTGATGATCGACTTGCCCGCCCATCGGATATTCAAACCCGCCGAAACCATAGAGCACATCCATGCCCTTACAGATGTCGTCGAGGGTGATATCCTCATCCCCCGCCGCAGCGCTGGCCTCAGCGCAAGCGGCGCAGAAAAAGTCGGGCACGATGCCGCAAGCTTCGACCAGATCATGTGGGCGAGCGCTGCCAATATAGCGGTCAAATGTCGGATTCAGGACGCGGTCCAGAAGAATGTCTGACATGCGTCGGTTAAAGGTTAATGTGTTTGCCACGGTAGGGCCTCCCTAGATGTTGCGCCGGGTCAGTCCCGGCGTATGCGATCTTATGGGATAATTTCCTGCAAAGTAAAGCGCAAAAAAAAGGGCCGCCCGATTGGGCGGCCCAGTTGCTGCGGATCAGTAATTGATTAGGCCGCGACAGCGTCCAACAATGCCCCCGCCTTGCGCTCCACTTCAATGCGCGCATCTTGATGCGGGACATCCCGGGCAATCGCGGTGATCGCTTGCGCCGCATCCCAAACTGTTTCGACCGGGCGCCCTTCTTCTTCGATGTGACGGGCGGCGGCGGCCCTTGCCATGCGCTGCGACAGTCCCGAACGTTTGGTCAGGAACGACAAGCGGTCGTCATCGTCGCTGGCGATCTTGGCGGCTTTCGCTGCGGCGACACCCTCCACAAAGGTTGACGTGCTACCATGTGCGAAGCTTTCCAATGCCGGGCGCGCCTCATGGGCGAAACGATCCGGCGCGAATTTAGTATGCCGGATTTTGATTTCCTGAAAATTTTCCACGCCCCACAAATTCCGATTCATGCAAACCCCGCGAAGATACATCGCGGCGATGCCCGCCGTCTTGCTGCCGGTTTCACTGTTCCATGCATAAAATCCGCGGAACATCAAATCGGGCTCACCATTGGCCAGTTTGCCAACCTCGATGGGGTTGCGGTCGTCCACCAAAAAGACAAACACGTCGCGATCCGACGCGAAAAGGGTGGTAGTATCCATGCTGACGGGGATGTCAGGATCATAGACCGCCATTCCATCGCGGCTGCCGGTCATCATGCCCGGCACTTTCCAGCGTCCGCCCGATTGCTCGACAAGGTTTTTGATCGGCTCCAAAATTTCCCAATCATAAATGCGCCCATAATCCGGACCGGTGGCGGCCCGCAGTTCGCCGCCGTCTGACTGATGGCCGTACACCTTAACAAGCTCTTTAGACCGGTTGTGCCGCAGTCCCCACTGCAAACAATCGGCCGCAATTGGCGCGGGAAGGTCTTTGAGATAACCGGAAGGCGCGCCCGCAAGTTGAGACAATTGGCCGAAGCTCCAATTGGTCGGCGTGTTCAGGTGTTCGCGGCGGTCGCCGTCGGTGTATTCAATCGCGATGTCGCCTCGGCTGGGGTTTTCCGGGTCGACGTCGCCCACAATCTTCATCTTGTGGGTGTCCACCGTCCGGGACGTCATGCGCTGCGCGTCGATCTTTTTGAACGCTAGCATGTCGTCAAGCGACAGAAATTTCTGATCGTCGGGGCGGCTCCACCACTGCGAGGACACTGCGCTGTTGCCGATTCCGTGCGCGAAAGCGTTAGTTTGATAGGTCATCTTTTAGACTCCGAAAAAAAGGTTAAGGGCGGACCATGCCCGGCCCGCCCCAACGTTCTCGCATAAACTCGCATATAGGTGCAAGTTAATTTTTCATTTTTTTATTCTGCGCCAATATCGCCCGCAACATGGTGCCGGATGATCGACCGCGGCGGCAATGATTTAGCAAAGCGCAAAAGTTTTTCGCCGTCGGTTTCATCTGGCTGGTCGCTGTTTGCGGTTTGGTCCCACCAAATACGGCAATTCCCAGCGTCGGCATAGCATCCGCCCCGGGTGGTCGGGTCGGCGGCTTTTTTCTTGCTGGGCCCGTGCGCGGTAAATCCGATAACGTAATCCCGGTCAAGACGGGCGCACAGTGGTTCACCATTGCCACAATCGCGACAACTAAACCCTTCGCGATATTCCGCCGGACACCTAACGACCTTAACTGATCCGGACTGAACAAAATTACCCTGACTGTCAGTCCGGCCAAAAAGTGGCGCGCGCAATGTTTTTCCGTCGCCCCAATCGTCGCTCTTTACGACGACGACGGTCGGGACCGCCCGCGACGCGGCGGCGGCGCTGGTCAGACTTTCGGTGCTGTAGTTGATAACAGTTTTTCCCGTGGCCAACTTGTCTGACCAAAGGTGCCAGCCAAAATGTGAGTAGGTGAAAGACGTTCCCTTACTCGGAACAGCGTCTAACAACGCGTCTAAATATTCCGAATCCAATTTTTCCGCGCCCTTGCCGCTGCAATTCATTTTGCATTCGGCTGGGCAGGTAGCGTATTTCTCGCCTCGCCCCGCGCGATACGTTACCGCAACACCGTGCGTTTTAGTCGCCCGGCTAAATTCAACAGTCTTTAACATGGTTTGCCCTCCGTAGGTATAAGACCCGTCGCATACACTAGGGCATAAAAAAGCCCGGGGTCAACCGGGCTTTTTAAAAAATTATCTCCGACGTGAACGGGTTCGCCTACTTTGTCGCTTCATTGGTCGGCCACGTTTTTGTTTCTTTTCAAATTCGCGAACGGCGTCCGGACCATGGCGGAGATACGCTAAGAGCTTCGCTATTATCACCATATCAGCCCCAGTCCTTTTGATCGCCATGCTCTTTGGCCTCGCGATATCCCGCCTGATACGCGGTGATTTCTTCTGTCGTCATCTGGTCCCGCTCCACCCTATCGCGCGGGTGGGTTCCCCTCACAAAATGATGCGGCGCGTATGGGCGGTGATACCAGTAATCCGCGCCGCCTCGATCATATGGGCCACCATGCCTTTTATCAAATTTCATGTGTCAGCCTCCCGCGTATTAACCACCTTGAAAACGTTCGACAAAATTATTTCCAGTTCTTCGGTCGTCAGGGTTTTGCACCTGTCCACAAACTGCATCTCATTACCTCCATAGTTTCCGAGTGTATGCGATGCTATGCGACTATCTGGGACTGATCAAGCCCAAAATATTTTCCCAGTCTGGATCGCCCTCGGCCTCAAACAACGGCTCGACCGCCATGCCTTCTAATTTAAGGTCCATTGCGGTGTTGCCCGGATACAAAAGAACCTTTTGCGGCAGCGTCTTAGTTTTCTTTTTCAGGACCAAAACCCAAACGCTGGCGTGAGAATGCTTTGACAGCCAAGCGACCTGATGCGGGCGCAGCTCGACAGCCTTGCCTGCCGTTGCCTTTAGCTCAACAAAATGAAAGTTTCCGTCTTCGTCACAAAGCAGGACGTCGGGCACACCGGGCATTGCCCACGTTTCAAGCCTCGTCGCTGTCATGTTCCTCGTGCTCTTCGACATCCCCGTCTTCATCATTCGCCATAAGTCTGCTTCGCGCTTTGTCGCGGTTCTGGGTATTGCTCTTTCCTTCGGGAGTAATGTCGATAGTGACCGGGGCATATTGTTGTTTTACCTCTTCGAGTGCTTTCAGCACCTCATCTTTGCTCATGCTGTCGATGGTGCCGTGGCGGATTTCTGATTTGCTGACGTATATATCGCCTTGCGCTTGCCCTCTTCGATATTCGGCCTGCACGGCTGCCGAGTAAGCACCATTCTGCAATGCCATGTCTCGAATGTTCTGCAAATCTCGCAGATGACGCTGATAGGTCACACCAAACTTTTCATCCAGTTCGGCTCGGTAAGCTTGGATCGCTGCCACAACGTGCGGGCAGATGTGTGGGTTGGTCATCTCATATGCTCGGGTATGTGCCGAGCTAACAGGATAGCCTGCATTGATAGCGGCTTCTCGCAGAGTGATCTGCCCGTCCTTCGAAACCAGCTCTTTAACAAAGAGCTCCTGCCTGCGCGTCAGAGGGGATGTTCTTGAAGACTTGGGCTTTCCCCGGCGTTTGACAGGGACCACCGGGGTGGATTTGGATGTATCCACGCCTTTCTTTTTTCTCGCCACAGCAGACTCCAGTTAATTTGCGGTAGTCTGCTTTAAATAGCCCTTTCTTTTATATAGAGCCAGAAAATATTTTTTAGAAAAAATTCTCCGCGACCCCCTTAACGCACTTTCGACCTCTAAGGGTTACACAAACTCTGGTTACTACTCCATTTGTGTAACGGTAGTCTGTTACTTCTAACCCTATATAATAGAAGGGATAATTTGCCAAAGTTACACGGTTACGCCGGTTACGCCTCCGGACACTTTTCTTCTCGGTTTTGTTTTTGGCTCTATATATAAGGAAATGCCCCTTTCCCGTAACGCGTGGTCCGTGATCCGCGGGTCGTGCATTGTGGCGATGAAGCTTTGGACCGTGATCCACGATGCGCCTTGTATGGCTTGAGCGCCTTGGTAGAAGATGGTTGCGAGCCATCCTACGGACACGGTGACGTCGTGGTTGTCTTTTATGAATTCGACGATGTTGCGTTGGACGTCTTTATCGGTCCGAGCTTCGCGTTTTGAGGCGTTCATGATGCGGAAGTATTCCGCGACTGCCTTTTCGAGTGCGGTGATCTGTTCGTCTTTCCATTTGTTCATGGCTATCTCCTGCGTTAATTATTATAATAATTAATACGGGGATGTTTTTAGAACAAGGGCCCGTGGGCCGTGATCGACGCAAAAAGACCCCCGATCCGAGGACCGGGGGTCTAGTGTTTTTATTCGGTATACACTTCGTACCATTCGTTTCCGTCATCGTCTTTGTGTGTGACGACGTGTGGCTCGAACGGGAAACCGTAGCTATGTCCTCCGCGGCCGCGCATCAGGTCCCGCAGTGCGTGGGTCTCGGCGGCTAGGAGATCGGTATACCCGTAGCGGCATAGGTTAAAGCCGATAAATTCGCCGTCATTAAAGAAGTCGCGTTTACGTTTGGCTTGTATGCCATCGGGGAAGTGCTGCGCTTCGAACTTGTCGAGGTCATCGATATTATTGATGACGACTTTGCCGTCGCGCGTTTTAAATTCACACATGGTGAACCTCCGTAGTAGGATGAGGGACCGAAGTCCGATGTCAAAGAGCACGGGGCTTGCCCGCCCCGGTTGCTGGGTTCCTCCCAGCAACAAGAAGATTATCGCATACTATCGCATATATGTCAAGTTAATTTTTTCAAAAAGTTAGAACGGCGGCTCTTGCCCTTTGAAGTCGGGCGTCCATGGCACGTGATCCGTTGGTTGTGGTTTAGGTTTTTCGGTTTTTGGTTTACGAACCCCGATTTTGTCGAGGTTCGCTTCGAGTTGTGGTGGGAGTTTGGTCATCCCGCGGTTATCATCGTCGATCCTCTGCGGACGTCGCCTTGGACGTTGCCCCTGACGTCGCCTTGGACGTCTCCGACGTTGCCCCCGACGCTGCCCCCGACGCTGCCCCTGACGCTGCCCCAGATGTTGCCTTGGACGTTGCCTTTAACGTTGCCCCCGACTTTTCCTTGGACGTCGCCTTGGACGCTGCCTTGGACGTTGCCTTTAACGTTGCCCCAGACATCGCCTCTGACGTCGCCTCTGACGTTGCCTAGGACGTCGCCTTGGACGCTGCCTTGGACGTCGCCCCAGATGTTTCCTTGGACGTCGCCCCTGACGCAGTCTTGGACGTCGCCCCAGACATCGCCTTGGACGTTGCCTTGGACGTCTCCTTGGACGTTGCCTTGGACGTCTCCTTGGATGTGGCCTTGGACGTCTCCTTGGATGTTTCCTACAACCTTTTCAAGATTACCGTTATACGTGACCAATCCGTTGGGGCTAAAGTCGACGGCGTCTTCTAACATCGCCTGCTGTTCTGCCGTAAATTTTGTCATGTTGTCTCTCCTGTTTTAGCTGCTCTTGTCATAGCCTAAAATTCTGCCCAGTTCCGCCGAATGCTCGCGCAACACGGCGTTGAGTCGTTTATTTTCGGCGATCAGGTCTTCGATTCGGTTTGCCATTTGTTCAAAGGTTGGCGGGTCATAGACGTCTGGAGCTGACCGGTGTGCGCGAATCCGGTGGTAGAGCGCGTCGTCATTCATCGTCGACGTCATAGAGTTCGGGTGTTTCGGGTTCGAGTTCATCTTTCCAGACGATACCCAAAACGTTGTTTGCATTCAGGCAGATCACGGCGTCGTCATCTTCCAAAAGGATGTGAAAGAAATTTTCGTTCCAATCCCATTTTTTGACGTCCCGGTAGATCAGCGGTTCGATTTGTCCTGACGACGGGAGCATGTTTACGGTGAGCACTTTCATTTTAGCCTCCGAAGATCATGACAGCGATACCTGCGAGCAAGGCTCCTACTATGGCCTGAGCTATGTATCGTTTTGTTTTGGATGGTTCTTCGACGGGCTCATAATCATAGATGTCGGTTGCACCTTCGTTTTGGCGGGCGACATCATCTAACGGCACGGGTTTTTCTTTTTTAGACCAGTTGGGATCGTTGCCGCTGAGCAGCCAGCCCATGATTTCGCCACGTTCCCAGCGGTTGACCATCCTTGACGATTTGCCGTTATCGGGTCTGACTTTCATTGGTTTTGGAAACTTGCCAACTCTTACGCGACGGTAAACCGTGGGCCGCGAGATTTTGGCTATTTCGCATACTTCGTCGATGTCGATTAAGTCTTTCACAGGTACGTCTCCATGATGGTGCTACCATGGAGGTGTATGCGAGCCTATGCGATTATGTCAATGAATTTCATCGTTAGTCGGGTGAGAGACGACTGTCATATCGATATTATACGTGGCATTGCTGATACAGGCGGAGAGCATACACAGCGCGGTTGGAGTATCGGGAGCGCTGGCGATTAGGTTCGTAAGGATAGCGGTTAGTGCCCCGCCGAGGGCGGCTTTTGGTTGCAGCCCCATCTCTTCAAACTCTTCCAGCATTTGCTCTGCGAAATCCATTGCACAGATAAAGTCTTCTTTGGCTTGTTCATCCTGCTTTTCTGAGCTCATCCACTTTCAACTTTTTTACTTTGGGGTCCAGCGACAATCGGTTTCGGTTATTCGTTTTTTGGTTTCCATGTATCTACTTCTGCGTACCATTTTCCATTGCGGCTTTCACACACATTTACGTTTATCCAATCGCCGGTCTGACCCGCGAGCCATGAGGCGAGGTCTTCTCGTTTTATGCTGAGATTACATTTTACCCATTCGGGAGCGTTGTCGCGTGGTTTTTTAGCGATCAGGCCCTTCACGAATTGTTTTTGATTTATTGTCAATTGTTTCTCCTGAAACGAATTGCCCATTTGTTTCTCCTGAAACGAAGTGCCCCCAGTCGGGGGCAACCAACTGGGGGCGGGGTCTTTTCTACGGAGTGCAGACAGGGCTGCGATTTGGATTATAGCGCGGCCGTATGCGAGGGGCAACACTTAATCGCATATTTAGGGCCATCCCTCGTCCTCCGCTTGCAGGATCGCACGACCAATCATTTCTGGTATTTGGGGAACTACGGCGTTTCCGAGGGTCTGTCCACCCTGAGGGGAACCCCATTAGCCACTCGACCCACGTCGGGTTCAAGCTCCCAATTTGCGATTGGCCGGTCGGCGATAGTCCCCAATTTACCGCAGTGACCAGATTGACCTGAATTTTCTGTCCGTCCCTGTATGCAGTTGGTGTCATCTCGCCTTTGATCTCTAGGCCCGAAAGATTTGAGGGGCCACCGCTCGTCGATTTCGGCGTCGGCCACATCGCTGCGTGAGGCGATGGTCCAGACGCGATCTCTGCGGTGCGGGGCACCGACGGCGCAAGCTGGAATAACAAACGTCCGGCAGGCGTAGCCTTGTCTTTCCAAGTCAGATAGCACGTCGTCGAGGCCCATGCTGATGTGCCCAGCAACGTTCTCTCCAATGACCCAAGCGGGCCGCAACTCGTCCACGAGCCGAC